TACCTCCTGATAAAAAGACCTCCCCGAAGGGAGGCCAGTTGTGTCAACTAGTAGGGAACGGAGAAGAAAACCTACTAAGCGTGACTGCTATTAGAATGGGATCTCATCGTTTCCTATTGATGATTTACCCTCTGAGTATTGACCCTTATCCAACTTGTCTGACACAGAGAAAGACATATACGGTTTATCGTCCTTCATTTTCTTCCAAGCTGCAAGTCTTTTATTATCAAAAAGTGGTCCAGTATAATCTGGTGAACCCTCTTTCATACCTTCATTCTGAAACAAGACGCCAACTTTCTGATATATTTCAACCACTTGTTTACCATCTTTTGTTTCATCCATAACACAAGTAACCTTCATATCAGTACCATCACTGTTGATCTTACCTTGCAAGATAAGTCTTTGTGTTGGAAATGGTGTGAAGGCTGCGCCTGTATTTGTGTTGTCGTAATCTGCCATGCTTCTGGCTCCTTTCTCAAAGTTAAGTGGGTGGTTCTTGGGGAAACCTGCCACCCATCAGGCTGCATTAAGATTAAGGAGTTCCCCAAGAATTAGAAATTAATCTCTTGAACATTCCCTCCTGTTCGCGGCTTACTTGGGGAGCCGCTCACCTTTCGGGAAGCATCGTTACCATCATCATCTTCAGTAGGAAGATTGAGAATGGATAGTATACCATAGCGTCTAGCGTAGGTAATAGCACTGCCCAAGCCCTGCATGTCCTGTTTGCTTAAGACAACAGGCACTTTGGTTTGCAAAGTAAATCCGCTCTCATGGAATAGCTCAGTGGATACATACGCACCGAACTCATCTTTGCCGCAAATGTGACTGAGGAAGAATCCATTGTCCTGCAATGGTGGTGTCACTGCTTCGATAACATCCTCGAGTGTAGCGTAGTGGCTTTTGAAATGAGGATTACTGCCTTTCTTTTTGATAGGCTGTATTTCATTACGCACTTTGATTAGTAACTTGACGTGATCTTTCATTGATTTCTCCTTGTTATTCTAAGTGATCCACGTTTGTCTCGTTTCACCGAGATCTGGTCGTTGTATACTTCTCGTTCGTTATCACCGACCATTTGTTTAAGGTCTTTCTTTGCGTTCTCAAAGACCCTATTCTTTTCGTAGTAGTTGACGTATGTGATTGCGGCATAGCAGAACTGGTTATCTCTGCTTGCGTCTCGCACAACCATGTTGTCAATCGGGATGTGGTTTGTGCTGAGTGTCGGTGTGTCAATACCAATCGGCTCTTCATTGCGTAACACGTAACCCCAGAAGTCCGACACCACTGTCCACATTGAATTGAAATACTCATCATCGTATGAGACAAATGCTGACTCCCATTTATTGTTCCCAAAAATTACCGACATCCATATACCCTCAGAGTTAGATAGATAGCAGTACAGTTGCAGTTGCGGCATGTAGTATTTGATAACATCATCCATATTGTTGTAGGCATTGGTATGCTTTGCTTCTACTGGGTTCTGACCATTCATTGCATCAACAGTACCCTTGACCTTGACAGTACCAATCTCTTGCTCATAAGCAGATTGAAAGCCACCAAGCACACACCCATGCTGATTAGCAAACCAATCCAAGTTGAACTGCTCAGTGTGTACACCAAGTTGAACAGCAATATTATCAGACAAATCTTCTGGCTCAACACGACCTGTCTTGACCTGCCATAGTTCTAGCCAGTTACCCTGCATAATTTTTACACAGTCTGAACCGCCTATAAAACCTTTACGCTCCATTAATTATCTCCGTCATTGTAAGGTCTTGTGTACTGCGTTTGTGCAGTAGGGTCAAGATATTTTTTGAAGTCATCTTCAGTTATATCTGTCATCTCAAACAATTCCTTTTTACCTTTGCCCTTAAGCCAATACTCACCGACACCCTCACCATTCTTGATTCGATTTGCCATAATCTTGTGCGTATCAATGCGCCAAGTTGACGTGCGATATTCCGCAGCTAAACTTGGAGAGGTACTGGCACGCTTGACATGTGCATCCCAAGACGCACCACCACCCGACAGTCTTTTGAACTGAGCCATTATTGCCTCAGCTCAATATCTGTAATCATAGATTCTCTATGAACACACTTATAATTTTCAATGTGTTTCATAGAATGTATTTCTTCTATACTGCCTGAGTATTCTTGCAAAATTTCATTCGCAATATAAGACGCTTCATCTTCATCTTTTGCATTTATAGTAAGATACATACCTTCTTCATAATGAAAACCAATATTAAATAATGGCATTAGTTTACTCCCTCAAAATAAATGGCAATGCGTTTGCCTTCTGTACTTTTCATCATAATTTTTTGGATGTTCATACCTTCGTCTTTTAGATTCTTGATACGTGCAGCCAATCGAAAACACCCAAACTGTTTGAGTGCTTGCATTGCGGTAATGCTGTTACCTTTTTTAAGGTAAGCTTTGATCGCTTTGTTCTGTGATTCCATTTTGATTCTCCATTAATTGTTCAAACATTTCACCAGACATAATTACTAATGTTTGCGGAGTTCCCCTCCGTCTTTTATAGAAGGCTATGTCTCGACCTTCTAATACTTTGAATGGGCTTGGGAAGTTTGAAACATCCCTATACTTTACTTCTCCCACCAATTCTTTTCCTTTGAGTTCGAGCTTGATGTCTCCCGAATACTCTCCTCCCAAGCTACCACTGAGCGGTTGCCTTTTTGCTTTGATCCCGATTTCCGTGAGCCATTTGACAAACCACTTTTCATGGTAAGTTCCCTTAGTTTTGTTTCTATTAGCCACGGCTCATCCTCATAACAGTGCAAACATACAAACCAATGCTTAATCATTGTTGCTTCATGATTGCCTTTTAGTATTGCAACATACCAATATGTAGTATCTCCACATAATTTGCACCTTGCAGGTTTACCTCTTAATCGCTTCGATGTCATACTCTAACGCTTCTAACCAACACATTAACATAAACCCAGAGGGCATACGCTTGAACTGCTCCCACTTGTGAACCAAAGATTCAGTGCAACCAATCTTACGCGCTAAGCTTTCTTGGCTTAAGCCCCTTTCGTGCCGAGCGTCTATTAACAACCTGACCAGAGTCTCGTAATTGTTTGGTACGCTTGGCCGCTTCGTCTCTTCTGTGCTGCTCATCTATCGCATCTAAAACAGAACATGCAGTATCAAATCGCATTTCTGTTGTTCCATTGATTGTTCGGTAGTATGTAGAAGTCGGAAGTCCTGCCATTTTAAATGCGTGGAATAAATCTACACCTTTAAGTTTTGCTTGATCTCTGACTGTATCTAAGTATGTCTGCATACTGCATATATGGAGCAACAAAGAGTCGGATGTCAAGAGTGGGAGGGAGGTAGCCCACTCCTGACAGATTTATAATACCCTCCTATGTTATTTCATTCAAGTTTTGCCCAGACCCTAAACACTCTGGGCAATCAATTTGATCTACGTCAATAACTCCAACGTCACGATCAAAACTCATTGGCCTGTGAACTTCACGGTCAATATAACCATCACCATCACATTCTTTGCAGAACATATCTTCAACCTCCTTATGCTCGAGAGGTTCCCAGAAAACTTTTCTGAATATGTCATTCAACATGTGATCCATTGCATCAATATGGGATTTCGTCATTTAGTTCCTCCAAACTTTCTTGATAGCGTTCTTCCCACGCTGCTATTGCTCTGCGTTCAAACTTATCCGCATCGAATCTTGGGTTCATGCGTTTAAGTTTTTTCGATAGCTCCTTGATATTAGTAGGCCAGTGCATGAATGGTGCGATTTCATCCGCAACAAATTCAAAGTCTCGTTGAGTCCAACGTGGCATCAGTATTCTCCTTTGCTTCTACCCATGAATTAAATATTGTGTATATTACTTCACGGTATGGTTTTTGTTCACCATTGAATTGATCTATAGCTAAAGATCCAACCACCTCTGCAAGATGGTTGAACTCTTCCTTGGTAAATGCGTAAAGCACTAGTCCATCCTCGTAATAAAATAATCATTCTCTTCTGGTACTGGCAATGCAACGATAGCGTACTGGAAAAAGTAAACTGTTCCCACTGGCGTATCGTATGCAGCAAGATAATCCATATCTTCATCTTCTTCGTATTCCGATACGAGTTTTTTGCCGACTAGCTTTGAGCCAAACTTATATAGTTTGCCAAAGCCATACTGCTCTGTCATGTACTCAACCAAATCACATTGCTTGTGTTCATCATCTGCTTGAGCGCAGAAGTCTCTCACCCAATAGGGTAAGAAACCTAATGCTTGCACAATACGATCAGCAGGTGCATCAATATTTGGATTAATCATTAACATTTGATTGCTCCACTTCTTTTGCATGATCTTGCTCAAGCTGAACCAATTCAGCAAGTTTAAGATTCATTTCAATCCAACTCTTGATAATATCAATTGCAAAAACTTTACTAATTGGAAACGGAATCTGTCGAGTCAATTGCAATTCTCCTTTGTCTTGCAAATTTTCAACAAGCTCTGCGTATTCCCAAGCTAGCCGATTAATTTTCCACAGTTGTTTTGAAGTCGCTGATTCCAACATAATCTTCTCCTTTTCTATTGGTATCAAAGTGATAGTAACTGCATAGTTGCAGTAAGTCAAACATTTTTCATTCATGTTTCACAACAAGGTTGCAGTGGCGGCTAGTGACTAATCACCAAGAACCGCCCTGCCCCTGCCTATGTCATATAAAAAAAGGGTCAAGGCCTTTGGCCTCAACCCATGTGATCTATGCCGTTTTCTTAGCTTTGGTTTCAATCACTTCGTTAGCAGGGGTCGCCATACCCAACGCCTCAAGTTGTTGGCGTATATCTTCTGGTATTTCAGATGCCTGTTCTGGTACGTTACCAGTTTTAGGCGACCCATAAGGTAAATACTCGTCCGCATCTTCGGACATCGTGGTGCGATACATGTGCTGTAAGTCCGACATCATTTGCATCAACATGTCGTGCTTGTCAGAAGCTGCCTTGCAGTTAGCTGTCGCACCACGTAGCTCTAGAGTGCTCAACTCGTCGCCCCGATAGGCCGACTGCGCTGAAGCGACATCTCTTTTCTTCATCTCAACGTAGTTCTCTGAACCTTTCTTGCCTTTGGTTAGCCAGTATAGTTTGTCCATGATCGCTTCAGCTATTATCTTTCTTGCGAAAGATAGTTGATCTCTCTGCTCCCACTTGTCCTCGTAAGTATTGTAGACTTCTGCTTCAAGTGTAATTGCTTCGATTAATTTTACTATAGACATTAGTATCTCCTTTTTGAATTATCTATATATTTGATACTCACACATATTTCTGTAAGTATAGGATTAATCTCGCAATCAAAATCTAGGCTTAGTCAAGTACGCAGCCGACTACGTCGGGAATAGTTACGTTACGTCAGCTTGTCTGACGTTTCGTAACTGTTCTGCTTGACTCAGTCTAGATTTGATAGCCCAACTGGAAGTTACTATTGGAAGTCATGTGTGTGTGATTAGATAAATGTTTGTGTGAGGGCGGTAAGCATCAGGCTCCATTCAGGCTACGAAAAGCTAAGAGCAAAAGAGCTTTGGAACAAAGTCTGTGCTCGGTGCTTTTCTCAGCTAGAATGGAGGGCTTACTGCCCAGAGCACAAATATATGGTAGATGAAGGGTGCAATGGAAGAACATCTTCAATGTTCTGCGATACCGCTATGGCGGTACGCACTTTGAATTGTCCCATACCTGTCAACCCATAGAACGTTACGTCACTTTCATAGTTACGCTACGTCACATATTGACAACGTATCATCAAAACAGGCATCAATGGGGGGAGAGAGGGAGAGGGGGGCAAGCAATGGTAGCAATGGATAGATCCCACTATATGATTGTTTTGATGCTTGCCTCGAATAGATCGATGGAATGCTTGCTTGACTTTGGGTCTAAGTGAAGCTTGCAGAACATAGAAAGGATGTTGAATGAGTCAAGTTACTGATAGGAAACTGACTGATAAACAGACTGCTTTGGTAGACACCATCGTAGCAAATGGATGTAGTATTACAGAAGCAGCCACGCAAGCTGGATACGCAAGCGGCGAGAGCGGAAGAGTCACTGCGTCCAAGGCGTTAAAGTTACCACATGTGCAGCAGTATATGATGCAGAGGATGGGAGAGGAATTTGGGCTTAGTGCTACGGTAGCCGCAGGACAGTTACGAAGGCTAGTGACAGGAGCTAAGAGTGAGTACGTACAGCTTGAGGCTGCGAAGGATTTACTTGATCGTGCAGGATACAAACCGATAGATCGTTCTCAGGTACAAGTTGCAGGAGATATTAAGGTTAGCATTGATTTGTCGTAGAGGGGGGTGGGGTCAAAAGTCGGAAGTTGCTACGTGTCAGTAGTCCCTCACTAGCATTTTTCTTCAAAAAGGTTTATAACAACTCTGAAAAATATTTTTATCTAGAAAGGTCCGATGTAAATGAGAAAGATACACAAGAGTCCATCGGGAGGTTTGACCGAAGCAGGTCGAAAGTATTTCAAGCGGAAGGAGGGTGCTAACCTCAAGAAGCCTGTTCCCAAAGGTACGAATCCGAGACGTGTTTCTTTTGCTGCTAGATTTGCAGGGATGAAGGGTCCGATGAAGGATGAAAAGGGCCGACCCACAAGGAAGGCATTGGCGCTGAAGAAGTGGGGCTTTGGCAGTGTAGAAGCAGCTAGATCATTTGCAGCGAGGCATAAGAAGTCATGAAGAAGAAGCGACAGAGTTTAGTTAATCGTGGTGTGCAGTTAAAGCTGCGAGATAAGTACATTAAAGAGATAGAAGAGATTGAAAAGAAGTTAGATCCTGAGCCACAGCCTAAGAGTTTTTTTAGAAAGATGTACGACTTTGTTACTGGAAATACTGAGGTAAGTGGGCCAAGTACAATGACACCTCAGAAAGAGAAACTCTTGAAACGGTGGCATTTCTTAAGTAATAGGGTAATGGATATGCCTGACCCAGACGAAGGAATGTTTCCATGAGTACAGTTAATAAGGCAGGAAACTACACCAAGCCTAAGTTAAGGAAGAGTTTGTTTCAGTCTATCAAGGCAAGGGCTACTCATGGCACTGCGGCAGGACAATGGTCTGCTCGAAAGGCACAGTTACTTGCAAAAACCTATAAAGCCAGAGGTGGGGGATATAAAACATAATGGAACGCATGAATGATGTAGAATATGATTTTGCTCAAGAATATGGGAATGTATCAACTAAATCTAGAAAGAAGCAAGTTAGGTTTCTTAAAAAAGTAGTTGCTGATGAACACAGAACAATAAAAAAACTTTTAAAGAACCCAAATAAAAAAGTCGCTTCTTATAATGCTGAAGATAATATGTATGAGCCGAGCACAAATAGAGACGAAGCTAAGGTTCACAAAAGAGTTTTCAGAAGAGCGTTAAAAATGCTCCGAGAGTTTGATAAAGAGAAATCAGAAGAAAAAAGAGATCAGGATACTAAAAGAAGACGCAAGAGTTTACTTAAGAGAAAAGTAAGTGGTGGCGGTGGTATGATGACTACCTTTAAAAAGGGCAAGAGTCTTATAGAAAAGATGAAAGACTTGTAATGAAAGCTCCACA